ATGTTATTATAAATGTATATGCTTAAAAATCGTAAACAATTAAACTCTTATACGGCATTATATCTTCCAAGCATGGACTGGTTTTTACGAGCCAGAAGCGGATGTAATGCCCTGTAAGAGTTTTTTAATTGTTAAAAACATATGAATCAAGATATACAACAATATATACAATCCAAAGGATGGGAACATAAACCTGAGAATAAGGAATGGAAGATAAAAATTTGTCCGTATTGTCAAGATGCTGGATGGCATTTTTATATTTCAAAGGATGAAGGACTCTTTCATTGTTTTAAGTGTGGAGAAAAAGGTAATCTGTTGACTCTTAAAAAAGCACAAGGTGATACAAGTATAGTCTATAAGAAACCTGAACCGCCAAAAGGATTTGATAATCAAGTAGAAAACTGGCATTTAAACTTATCTCCAAAAATAAGAGAATATCTTAAAACAGAACGCTTTCTTACAGATGAGATAATTGCAGATTTTAAAATCGGTGAATATATAGATAGGCAAGGTTTAAGTTGGATAACATTTCCATATAAAGTTAATGATAAATGGATGTATGTAAAATGTAAATCAACTCCAGAAAGGAAAAAGGATTTTAGAGTATTTCCTACTGGGAAGCAAAAAGAAGTAAGTGCATTTTATAATGGAGATATATTAAATACTGATCACGATAAAGTAGTAATAACTGAAGGTGAATTAGACTGCCTTATGTTGCTTACAAACGGTATACCTGCAATTTCTTTACCATTTGGCAAGGGTGCTTTAAGTAAATTACCTATTGATAAGTTAAATAAACAGCGTAATATTTATATTTGTTTAGATAATGATGGTAGAAAAGAATCCGAAACTTTATGTAAGATGTGTGAAAAGGTTGAAAAGTCAGATATTTATAATATTATATTACCAGATGAAATAGGTGAAAAGGGAGATATTACTGATTTTTTTGATAAAGATGGAACATTTGATGATTTTTTTGGTAAATTTAGTAATAGAATAGAATTATTTGATGTAATAAAACTTGATGATTTAGCTAAAAAAGAGATAAAAGAGTTTCCTTATTTGATTGATCGTCTTATACCAGAGGGTGCGATTACATCTTTAACTGCTGATTCTGGAAGAGGTAAATCATTGATTGCCTTAATAATGGCACAAGCAATTGCAACTGGTGGAGCTTTGTTTGAAGAATATCGTGCTAAGAAAAAAAGAGTATTAATTATTGACCAAGAAATGGATGAAGATTTAATTATTGGTAGAATTCAATCTATTTTTAAGGGAGATAGTTCTGATATTTTCTTTTTGTATGAACAATTTTGGCAAATTGATAATGAAAGTGATTATGTTTGGCTTAAAAAATATATTATTAAGAATGATATTGGCTTTTTAATTTTAGATACTTTTAGCACAATTCACGGATTAGATGAGAATAAAACAAAGGATATGGGTGAAATTACTAAATTGATGCTTAAATTAATTGTTGATACAAAGGTTACAGTTTTATATTTACATCATCACAGAAAGGCTCAAAATGGTGAGGGATTTAGTCAAGCATCTGCAAGAGGTTCAACTGTGCTTATAAATAAGGTTGGTAGTCATTTATTAGTAAATTCTGTTGCTAAACTTGATAATGATAAAAGTGTGATTGAAATGACCATTCAACAAGAAAAGAAAAGACGTCCTGATTTTAAAAATAAAATTGGTGTTGATATTATTTATGATTCTGTAACTAAATTAACTAATTGGAAATATAGAGGTGAGATTGATTCGTCTGGTATAAGTGAAGAAATTTGTAATGCAATTACAATTAAATTGCAAATGGAAACAAATCAAACAAAGAAAGAAATTGCAGAACATCTTAAAGATTTTGGTAAGTTTGATACTATAAATAAAAACATTATTTATCTTGAAAAAGAACAGAAAATTATGTCTACAAGGAAGAGTGGAGGCAAGGGGCAAGGAAGCAATGAAAAGAGATATTTTTTGGCTGAAAATGAGCAAATAAAGGGTAGTTTATTATGAGAAGGTTATGTAAAAGGTTATGGAAAGGTTATGGGTGAAAAATGGAGAAGGTTGTTGAATCCCTACTACATAACCTTTAACCCTTAGGTTGGTTAAAGTTTATGTAAAGGTTAGGGATTGCGGACTTAATTATTAAGTTAAAAATTTATGAAAAAAATAAAAGCAATTGATACGTTTTATAATGGTAATTATTACAGAAGTCGTCTTGAAGCGAGGTGGTCAGTTTTCTTTGATTCTTTACAGATAAAATATGAATATGAGCCGAAAGGATTTGATTTAGGTAGTTTCTGGTATTTACCTGATTTTTACTTACCTGAATATAACTTGTGGATAGAAATAAAAAATAGTAGTTTTCAATTTAAAGACAACAAATGCTTAAAATTTGCAGAATTACTTAAAGATAAGCAGTTTTTAGTTATTGCAGGCTCTCCCTATTTAGGAAATTATGTTGCACGATTACTTACAGATATTCATATTCAAAATGAAGATGGCTTACTTGCTTTAGCAAGACGATCTAAAAAACCTGAACTATGTTTTATTACAGATGGTGATTCTTCGGTTCATTATTTAATAAATACAGAATTATCCACAGATGATAATGAAAGATACCCATTACGAAATAAAAAAGAGATTTTAAGTGCTTATGATAAGGCAAGTATGAAACGATTTGAGCATTAAACTTTTTTATGATAAAAATAGAAAATCAAGATATAATTAAATGGTGCAAAACCTATAAAGGCGAGCCTTTCCACGCCTTATTATGTGATTTTACAAAAGTTTCAAGGTATGCTACTATATTAGTATATGAAACTTACAAAAAAACAACTTAATCAAATTAAAGATTTATATTGGAATCAAAATAAAACAGTTCCAGAAATAGCAAAAATGTTTAATGTTTCTTATCCTGCTATTAGAAGATGGATGATTAAATTAAATATTCCAAGACGAGATTTTTCTACTGCTCAAATACTATCAAATGGAAGTGATAAAATTACGAAAGAAAAACTTATTGAACTTTATATCAAGCAAGATAAAACTCAGGAAGAAATTTCTAAAATTTTAGGATTTAGTCAAACTGGAATTGGAAATATAATTAAAAGATGTGGAATAAAATCAAAAGGTAAAGCAAGAATTGGAGAAAAAAATGGAATGTTTGGTAGAACACATACACCAGAAGCTATTGAAAAAATAAGAGAAGCTAATACGAGGCAATTTTTAAATCCAAAAAATAGATATAAGCACGCATTACTTACTTGCAAACAAATTCAAGAAGGAAAAACAGGAAAGGCGTATAATAAGTTAGAAAATCTTTATGCAGAATATTTAAAAAGTAAAGATATAAAATTTGTTCAACAGTATAGGGTTAGTAAATATTTATTTGATTTTTATATCCCAGAAGAAAACCTTTTAATAGAAGTTAATGGAACATTTTGGCACGCCGACCCACGAGTTTATGCAAATAAAAAATTATATCCTATACAAATAAAGAATTTAGAAAATGATAAAAACAAAATTAAAAAAGCTATTTCACTTGGTTATAAAGTAAAAGTAGTTTGGGAACAAGATGTTTATAATAAAAATAATAAACGCTGACTTTCTTAAAGTAGCCGAAGCCCGCCTAAAATACTGGAAAGAGAAAAAAGAAGAAGAAAATAGGCAACAAAAACTATGTTAAACTGTGCATAACTCTTAAATTATATCTAAATTTAGCCTATGCCAAAACCAAAAAGACCAAAATGTGTCATCAACAATATTCTGATTTATAATACACAAGAAGCAAAGTGTGCTATTTGTTTTGAATATATTTCTTTTAAATGGGGTTATAGTTGTATTCCTAATAAATTTAAAGCACATACTTTAATTTGTAAGAAATGTTATAGTGAAATAAAGAATTATAAATATGCTAAAAAAACCAACACCACAATCCACAAATCCTCTTGAGGCGATTCCTAAACAAATTGCTGATAGATTATCATACGCTCAGAAATTAGCACTACAAAAGGGAGGACTATTACGCAGATGTGAATACTGCTTTAGTTATTTTGTCTGTGTTGATAAGAATTTGGGACAATGTGGCAAATGTGGACAGATACCATCTGGATTGAGGATTTAGAGGGGTAGTAATGTGAGATAAGACTAAAAATAGAGAATAGTTGACATTCTTGAAAATAGTATTATATAATTAATACATAAATAGTAACCATAAACCTATGCCGTGTGGTTCAAGTAAAAAACGCAAACCGAGACGCTAGTTTTTAGCTGTCTTTTTTATTTATATGCTTGATAAAATAAAGATATGCGGTGAGGAGTATAAGATACAGTTAGGTGATGAGATAAGAGAAGATGGTTTCTTAGGTAAGATATACCTTGCTAAGAATTTAATAATAATCTCTAAGGAGTTATCAGAAGACCAACAGAAGAAAGTATTACTACACGAAATAATGCACGCTTGCTTCTGTAATTCAGGTCTACAGCACGCACAACTAACAGAAGAGCTTGTTGTTGATGCTCTAAGTAGTCAGCTCTTTGGAGTTTTGAAGGATAATAAATTGATATAAGTATGACTAAAGAAACTAGGAAATGTATACTTGAAGGAGACTTTGTACCAATAGCTAAGTGGGGTATGAGGGTAGAGGGAGATGGAACATACTATAGATTCTCTTCAACACCTACTTGTCCAGAGTGTGGTAAGAGCTATTATAAAAGCGAGGAAGCTGAACTATATATACATCCTAAAGAATAGTATCCTCCGCCTGCTTTATGCAGACATAAGTCTTTCCGCTCATTTCTCACGAGGTGAGCAGTGGGTATTAAATCTTTTGTGTCTCGTGCTAACAAAATTGAATCTTTACACTTCCAACAAGAGAAAGTCGTAGTTTACAAGTAAGGTCAGCTACTCGATATGCGTGGTTACGGACGTTTACCTCCGAAATAATATCCACAACTAAAGTAAACTCGGTTGGAAGCGTAAGGATTTAAACAAATTTACAATGCTTACGTAAAGCACTAATCACGCCCTACCTGCTAAGAAGACACGTGCTTAGTCGATGGGGTTAGCTTTCCGATGGTGGTCTAACGACCCTGTACATACCTCCCTAGGAAGGAAATTGTTAGCCATCGGAGGGCATTGTAAGTTTGTTTAAACTATCACTTAGTTGTGGGCGGGCTGTGAACCGTGACAATCTACCTTAACTAAGTAGCTCTTATGCCGATTATGCCTATTAGTAATAGGTGTGGGAGTCGGTCTCCCTGTAAATGCAAAAAGCACTAACTATGCTGTGTAAGCTGTAGAGTCAAACCTCTACCGACTAAGTGATGATTTAAGCAAACTATTGGCGTTTATTCGCTCCGTTCCTAAAGTAGGGACTTATAGGCGGTATATATTGTTATGAACACAAGGCAGTCTGTAAAACTGTTGCTAATATAGCTGGGTAGGTTTGATTCCTACTACCGTCACCAACTTTATGTATAAATTTCTAATCACAGCACTATCAATTAGAAGAGCATTGAAGAAGAAAGAGCATTTTAGTGTTGGTGGAGAATGTTTATTGTGTGAAAGTAATAACTTTACACACGAATGTTCAGCTAGTGCAAAGTTTATAAACAAAGACCTACGCAATAAGAGAATTTCAGTATATTTAAAGTCCCAGCTAATAGATAAACCAAAGGACTCCTTATTCATAGCTTGGTGTATAAGGACAAAGAAGAAGATGAATATGAATTTGTGGGATTATTTCAAGTATAAAATTATTAAAATAATTACTAAATAATGTCCTACCTCACGCCTTATAAGTGATTGATTAAAAAAAAGATATTTTGTTTTAAAACAAAATTCGTAAGCCTTTATCATATTTACACTAAATGATTAAATAATGGCTGAGGTGGGGCAATATTTATATGTGTATAATTTTCATACCAACAATAATATGGCAATAGAATTACCACAGACAATTGAAATGAAAAGGAAGAAGCTGATGAATATTTTCTTAGATGCTATTTTATATGAATGCACAAACGAACGATTTACAGAAGAGCAACGACATAAGAAATGTCTGGAATATGCTGAGAAGTATGCAAAGAATAAATTACTCCCAAATGAGACAACAATAGCTGGAGATAAGGATGGAGAACCAATTAAAGTTTCTATTTATGACGAAAATCAAATCCGAACAATCGCACGAAGAGTTGTTGAAGATACAGATGGTGAACCAAAGAGCGAGGACACACCTACTGGACTTTTGCATAGCAACCAATCCGAATTATAAGTCAAACTTTCATTTAGAGGTGATTGCAAATGAATTAGAGAAGATAGAAAGAGGGGAAGGAGAGAAAGAAATAACTATTTTATGCTTACCTCCGAGGCACGGTAAATCAGAACTTGCAACAATCAATTTTCCTGCTTGGTATTTAGGCAAAAACCCAACAAAAGAAGTAATCACAGCATCTTATTCAGGTGAATTAGCTCAAGATTTTGGAACGAAGACAAGGGATTTAGTATCTGGAGAAGCATATAAAGAGATATTTGATTTATCTTTAAGAGTAGATGCAAAGGCAAAGGCAAAATGGCAGACAGAAAAGAATGGAAGTTATACCTCTGTTGGTATTGGCGGAGCTCTTACTGGACGTGGTGCGAATGTCTTAGTGGTTGATGATCCAATCAAGAACAGCGAAGAGGCTAATAGTAAGGTTATAAGAGATAAGCATTGGAATTGGTTCAAAACCACCGCTTACACCCGTTTAGAGAAGAATGCAAGCGTTATTATTATCCTTACAAGATGGCATTTAGATGATTTGGCTGGACGCTTATTAGAAGATGAGGGTTTTAAAGATAGATGTAAGCTTATAGAATTTAAGGCAATATCAGAAGAAGATGAAGAATATAGAAAAAAAGGAGAAGCATTATGGGAATGGAAATTTGATTTAGAAAAATTACAACAGATTAAAGAGAGTCAAGGATTATATAATTGGAGTTCTTTATATCAACAACATCCAATCGCAACAGAATTACAGGATTTTAAAGAAGAGTGGATGAATAACAATTTTAAGCTAAATGAATTACACGAAAAGAAGATTGTTACATTTTGTGCAATTGATTATGCTAAGAGTAAAAACGAAGGAGCTGATTATACTGGAATAACGGTTGTAGGAGTAGATGAAGTATTTAATTGGTTTATAATATATTCAAAACAACTCAAATTAAACATTACAGAAAGAATTGAATTACTATTTGATATTTGGGCTGGTTTCAAGAGTTATAATCTAGTTATGATCGGAGTGGAAGAAAAGGCGTATGAAGATACTATTGCTCCTTTAATAGAAAAAGAAATGCAAGTTAGAGGTATCTTTCCGAACGTAATTGAGTTAAAAGATAAAGGAGTTAGAAAGGAAGATAGAATTAAGGGAAAGTTAGTCCCACGCTTTCAATATGGTAAGATATATTTTAAGCACAAAGACCAACGCTTTGACCATACAGATAAACTAATTGAGCAGTGTTTATTATTTCCAAAAAGCAGGAATGATGATCTTATAGATTCACTGGCTTATATTGACGACATAGCTTATGCTCCTCACGCAGAACAAGAGGATTTTGTAAAATCAGAAGCAGAACAGCATTTTGATAATAAGATAAAAAAAGATACTCACGGAGATTTAAAAATTGCTAATAAAAACTATTAAATGACTAATAAACTAAAAATTCAAGAAGATAAAGAGATACCAAAGATAGAATTGAGTGATGATGAGAATGATATTAACGAATATCTTGACAACAGAGAAACTGAATTGAAAGAAAATAGAAAGGATGTATTTGGACAGAATATTGATAATTTAATGGCACAGGCTGATATAGATTGTCAAGTTAGAGATGAACTCGGTGGAACTGCAAGTGGCTCAGGCAAAGCTGTTTTAGTTGAGAATGAAACTCTCGGATGGAGAGGAACAAGTCAATTTGCAAAATTAGGAGTAGAAGATTGGCAATCTAATAATGCAAGTAATGACCCTTATGTTAAGTTAATGGTTGCATTATCTATTTTATTTGAGAATGACCCAAAGGCAGTTTTATCTCCTGATGGATTGAAATATAAAGCAACAACAGAGATTCAAAAACAGCTCTACGAAAAATCTTGGAAGACACAATACTCAAGAGAACAACTTAAAGCATTTATATTTGATTTAGGTAAATATGGCTGGGCAGTTGGAAGAACCTTTTTAAAACAAAAAGTAAGGACTATTTCAGAAATTACTGAATATAATCCAGAAACAAGAGAGTCAAAAGAAGAAGAGAAAGAAATAAAGAGCTTTACCGAGCCAATTAGAAAAAGATTGAATCCACATAGAGTATGGTTTGATGATATGGCAAAGGCAAATGACCCTGAATCTATTGGAGATTGGATGTGGGAAGAAGATTATAATTGGGACAAATTAGAATCCGAGTTTGGTGATTGTGCAAACTTTAAGTTCGTTCAAATAAATGGTTCAGTAATAGAAGAAGAAAATAAGCCAGAAGAGAGCAAGAAAAAACTGACAACAAAAGATATATACACAGTTCAGTTCTATGAAACTTACTGGAAAGATAGATTTATAGCAAGAATTAAATCAGAAGGATATTGGATTATTCTTGTTAATACTCCTTTACCAGCTGACCATAAAGAATTATCCTGTTGGACTACATTCTGGAATATGAGACATCCAGACACTCCTTATGGTGTAGCTCCAATTGAAATAATGAGAGGCAATAAGAAGCTCAAGAATAAGATAAAGAATATGACGATTGACCAGATTGTTCTTTCAATTTATAAGATGGGATTTATAGAAGATAAGAAAGCATTCGGAAGTCAAGAAAAGATAAAGATTGTTCCAGGGTTAATTAGAAAAGTAATAGGTAAGATTTCTTGGCTTGAAGTTCCAGGTCCAGGGCAAGATGCAAAGTTTGGAATGGATTTATTACAGAAAGATATTGATAATGATACTGGAATAACACCAACACTTGAGGGAGAAATATCAGGTAAAACTGCATTTGAGATAGGACAAGCAAAGGAGTCCGCATTGAAAAGATTAAAATTACCTCTTGATAATATTGGCTTTGCCCTTGAAGTAGAGGCTTTAAAGACAATAGACCTTACTTATCAATCATATACCATTCCAATGGTAGAACATCTTGTTGATGAAGCGGAAATAAAAGCATATAGAGAAGAGATAAAGGATAATACTAAATTCTATTTTATTGATGAAAAGGGTAGTTTTTATGCTAAGAGATATAAAGAATTTTCATTAAATGTTAAAAAAGATGAGAGTGGAATGTTCGTTCCAAGTGATAAAGAGAAGTTCTTTAGAATGACACCTGAGTTTATAAGATGGAGAGGCGATATTACTATCAAGGCACAATCTTTACTTGCTACGTGGAAAGAGGTTGAAAAGAGTAATGTTTTACAGCTTGGTTCAAAAGTTATTGAATTTTTACAGCTTGGTCCAGAGCTTGCAAAGAAGCCACTAACAGAATTATTAAAGGCGTGGGATGAGAATGAAAAGGATTGGCTACCCGAAACTTGGTTGAATGAAAAACCATCAAAAGAATCTGAAATGGCTAAGTTTGGAGAACAAGTATATGGCAAAGATAAACTACCACAAGATTTAAAATCACAAATTCCTGAAACTTCTACAACGGAAGTTCCAGAAGAAGAAACACAAATACTATGAATAAAATAAAACCAAATGCTAATACAAAGGCACTAATTAAATCAGAGCACTGGGATAATTTTAAGTTAAATATACAGGAACAGATAAAAGAGGTTACAAGTTCGGAAATTGATGTAAAAACACTAACTAAAGATGAAGTATATAGAGAGGCGTGTGTTAATTATGGATTATCAAATATTGTAGGATTACTTGAAGAACTAGAAACAGAAGTTCTACAAGATAAACCACCAATACCAATGAAATAAAATGTTAGAAAATATAAAAAATGACGAAATATTTATCAAGAATCTTTCAGGAACAGATAAAACTTCCATTCAATTAGTAATTGATATTGATAGCACTGGAAAGGAAGAGAAATTGCTACAAATCAAGGTAGGAAAGAGAAAATCAACAATAAAGTTTGAAGAGATATTGTCTGCAATCTTTCTAATGTCTAATGACGAACAACAGGAAGCTCTTATGCCTACTACATTAAATACGGTAAGACATATTAACACTAATGTAACAATTAAACTAAAAAGCAATCAAAAGGCAGGTGATTTGGTAACATTCCCATATAGAGTAAAGGTCCCTGCAGAACTATTTGTTAATAAAGGAAAGTCTGGATTCATTCCAGAGATAAACGATTTAATATAAACGATGCCCTAAAATATGCGTTTTAATAAATCCCAAAAGGAAGTTCTTATTCACTGCACAACCGCACAAGAGGCTCAGAATCTTGCCGATTGTCTTGAGTCAATTGAGGATGATAAATTGGATGACGTTCTACGTTCTATTCCATTACTAAAAGAAGAAATTAAGGAGCTTAAAAAAGATAACAGAAAATTAGTAAGTGATAATTTGGAGTTAGTTGAATATAAGAACATAAAAGAATCTGAGAGTAAGAATAAAGTTGAATCTTTAAAAGCAATAGAAACAGAACAAGCAAAGAAACATCTAAAGAAAAAATAAAATTAAAAAAAGATGCCAATAAAATAATTTATGTCAGAAGAAATTACAAACGATTTAAAGGCGTTAGAAAGGGAGGAGGATACATCAATAGGAAGTTTACAAGAAGAAATACAAAAACTAAAGACAGAGAATCTAAAGCTTAGAACAGAAAAGGTAAGTAATGTTCCAGTTAGCACACCAGACGAAACTGTAAGTGCAATCGTTGAACGTGTTCTAGGAACAAAATTTGTATTTAGGATATTGGGCTTCGGTCAATTTCAGCTTCTTGAAATAGAAGTTCCAGAAGAATTAGTTGATTCAGCTGTATTAGAAAGAAAACAAGTATTTCCTAAAAATCATCCAAGAGCTAAAGAAGTAATGGGAGATGTAAGAAGTTGCAGAATAGGTAGTGAACAGCAAATAGAAAATTGGCTTAATCTAGTAAAGGAAGAAATTGTAACTAGATTCAGAAATAATCACGCACCACAGCCAATATTTGAATAGAGTTTTAAACATTGATATTACTTTCTATAACTTTGCATCTTGCAATAAGGCATCTTGTGAGAACAATGCATATAGAAAGTAATATCAATATAAAAATTAAACATAATAACCCAAGTTAAATTTTTACAGCTATTATAGATATTCTCAAGTTTTCAAAACAATTATATCTACAATATCCAAGTAAAATAAATACAGCTTATATGTTAGACGAAAAAAAAATAAATGAGGAAGAGGAAGAAATTGAAGAAGAAGAGGAAAAAGAAGAAGGCTCTCCTGAGAAAAAAGAGGAGGGGGCAGAAGAGCTTGTTGAGAAAGAAGAAGAAGAAGAGGAAGAGGAAGAGGTTGAAAAAGAAGATGAGAATGAATTGCGATGGAAAGCATCGCAATACGATAAACTTTTACCCGATTATCATAAAAAGTCAAGAGAAAATGCAGACTTAAAGAGAACAATTGAAGATAAAGTTGAAGATAAAAAAGACAAAGGAGAAGTAATTGATGCAGATAAGATTGCGAAAGAAATTGCAGAAGAAGAGGGTTGGAAAGAGAATGAAGTCAAATCTTTAACAAGAACAATTGAGAAGATAATGCAAAACTCTGGATATGTTAAGAAAGAAGATGTTGCTGGTTTAACTTTTAAACAAGTTCAAGACCAACAAGTTGCATCTTTTATTGAAAAACATCCAGAATTCGCAAAGAAAAATGACTTAAATGATGAAAGGTGGGGAGCATTAATGCAAGAGTTTAATCTTTTTAAGAAGCCAACAGATCCAATTAAGATTGGTGCTTTACTAGAAAAGGCAATGGGGGTTTTTAAAAAAGACGATTCTGAGGCACGAACATTGGCAAAAATCCAAAAGAATAAGACAGCCACTATTGGTGGTGCAGGTGGAGGTAAAGCCAAAGGAAATACCCCTAAAGCAAGAAAGTTTACAAACGACCAAAAAGATGTATTCAGAAATGGCGGTTATTCGGAAGAAGAAATTGAGGATATGGAAAAATAAAAGATGTCAAAATAAATATGTTTCAAAGAATTAATAATGTCGGGTCTATTCAAGATGATAGTCACGTTCCTATCGCCAAGAATACTTCACAAGCATTAGTTGGCGGTGATGTATTAGCTTGGGACAGAAGTGAGAACTATGTCCAGCGAGCTACATCAGATACAGATAATCACGGAAGTGATTGTTATGCTGGCGTAGTGGTGGGTGATAAAGCTGCTACTGATACAGAAGTGGATGTTTTATTCTTTCAACACAATCAAGTTTTTGAAGTTGATTGTAATTCAGACACAGCAACAAGTCAGATAGGACATAGGTATCATCTAACTGACCACGACACACTTGATAATGATGGGACAGATGGCACATCAGCAAAGGATATTTTTGAAGTGATTAAGATTATAGGTGCTGCATCAGATAAAAAAGTTCACGTTAGAGTGATAAATCCTGCTGGGCAGGCAACAGCCTAATAATTAAAAGATGCTAAAAGAAAAATATGTTCTTAATTGTAAATAGTGCTGGAGTTAAGATAGACACAGCTGGTATTGAACTTGCAAAGGTAGCAGGTGCGGCAGTAGCAGTTGGTGATATTCTACAAAGAGATACTGCAAATAATGGACTTGAGAGAGCTACAAGTGCTTCTTATCCAGCAAGTGCAAATACTGGCTTATTTGGTGTAGCGAAATCAATTCAAGTTTCAGCAGATGTAACAGTAGAGGTAGTACCTCTTATTCACGGTATGATATTAGAAGCAGACTTAACTAATGATAGTTCCGCAGATGATAATCTACAAAGGATGGTTTTAACTGACCACGATACATTAAATAATACTGGAACTGATAATGCTGCCAAAGAAGGTGTATTTTTACAACTTGTACCAGTTGGAGCAGCTTCAGATAAAAAGGCACTTGTGATGTATGTTGGTTCAATGAATCAGTTGAATGTCTAAGGTAAATAATTAAAAGATGCTAAAAGAATATGATCCCATTGGATTTAAATAGTGCGGCAGATTTAGTAGATGTCGCAATCCAAAAGGCGTGGGGTAGTTGGGACAATAAAGAACCAGAGAATTTCAATAAGATTTGTAATGTTGAAACTGGTGTGACCGATTACTACCTAAAAGAGACAGATATCTCTGACTTAGGTCTTGCTGGGCGTATAACACAAAATGCGTCAGTAATAGCAGAGAGTCCTGTTCAAGGATTTGACCAGACATTTACCCAAGTTGAATTTGGGAAAATGCTCGCAGTTACCAAACATATGTTAATCGGCATCACTAGGTAGAAATACTTAGTTGCAACCCTGTAAATTGCGGGAACATCTAAACAAGTAATGTTGTAGACAATCCGCAGGCAAACCCGAAAGGGGAGCTTCAACGACTATAATCAGGGAATCTAAACAAATAATGTTGTAGATTATTGGATAGTCTGGACTGCATAGAAATATGCAGAATGTGGCAGAAATGACCACATCGTTCATTGACAAGTTTGACAAAGATGTGGAAATTTGGTAGAATAAAGGTATAATAACTAAATAACTATTATGCCAAAAATACTAAATGTTTCACAAAAATACCGCTCTAAAGAGTGGTTATATCAAAAATATATAATTGAACAGTTGCCAAGTAGAGCTATTGCAGACATTGTCGGTGCAAGTAGAAAAACAATTGACCAATGGCTTGCAAAAGCAAAGATTAAAAAAAGAGGTTTTGGTGGGAGTAGAGATAAGAAATCAAAAAAGTGGTTAATAAATGAATACACAAAAAAAAATAAATCTCTTAGAGAAATTGCAAAAGAAATAAATGAAGACTTCAAGACTGTTCATCGTTGGATAATTGAATATAACATTACACCACGTAAAGTTGGAGACCCAAGAAAAAGAGAAGATAGCCCTTGGTGGACGGGTGGCAAATATAAAAGTAAAAAAGGATATACGTGGATATATGTGCCAGAACATCCAAATTGTAATAGTCGTGGTTATGTAATGGAGCATCGTTTGGTTGTTGAAAACCAACTTAAAAGATATTTAAAGAAAGAAGAAATTGTTCATCATATAAATTTTATTAGGGAAGATAGCAGATTGAAAAATTTATATTTATTTTCTTCTCAATCAGAACACGCAAAATATCATAAATTATATATTTTAAAAAAAGCAAAAAAATTAAAGTCAAACTTGTATGAATAGTAACAAACGGGAAGTTTGGTATCAAAAAAAGAAAACTGGAAGGAATTGTTGATGAATTGAAAAAGACTTGTTTACGCAAGAGAGAAAAGATGATTACAGATACAATCAATGAATACGCCAGTAGTACATACTCAGTATTAGATGCGAATGGTAATTACACAAAGACAGTTACCTCTGCAGATGGACAACCTTGGGGAAGTTCATCACATACTCGTGAGGATGGTGGAACAAACAACAATAATATTGTCTATAATGGCAGTAATTATAATCCTGCAGCAAGTTATAATGCACTAAAAGCATTAGACAGAACGCAGTCGTTGATTCTATCACCAAAAGGGAATCCACTAGATATTAAAGCTGACCGTATCTTTGTAAAGAAAGGTGGAGAAGCTTATCACACTTTTAAAGAAATTAAAGGTGCGATTAAGGCAGGAAAATTACCACAAACCTTTTCAAATGATGGTAATGCTGTTGATGATTTTGAACTTGTTGAACTCGTATATATGTCATCTTCAACTGCTTGGGCTGCAGTAGATACAAGATTCATTGATGATAAACACGGACAGCAATACAAAGAATCAGAAGCAATCAATATGCAAGGTCCAAACGTTGTGTTAAAATATAGCACCCTTTATGCGAAAGCATAATTGAAAATTCCGTAAATTGCGGGAAACTCTTGTTAGGTCTTTGATACTCGTATCTAAAAATAGATGCAGTAAAAATTCAAAGAATAAAGACAATCCGCAGGCAAGCTCTTTAAAATAATTTGACAAAACACAAGAAATACAGTATAATATAAGTATAATAATTAAAAAATATATTTATATGAAAAAAAATCAAAAGATGTCAGAAGAACAGAAAAAGAAAATCTCTAAAAAGTTAATGGGAAATAAGAATGGATTGGGACATAAACTTTCAAAGGAGATAAGAGAAAAGATGAGTAAATCAAGATTAGAAAGAAAAAAAAGATTAGGTTATCTTAATTCTCCAGAAACAAGAACGAAAATGGGTGAATGGCAAAAAGGCAAAACTGCTTGGAATAAAGGCAAGAAAATGCCTAAAAGTATGGGAGAAAAGATGAAGATAATAGCATCTAAAAGATTGAGAGATAAAGCTGGTAATTGGATAGATGGTAGGTCTTTTGAGCCATATACTTGTGAATTCAATAATAGATTAAAATTAAGAATAAGACGAAGAGATAAATTTATCTGTCAAAAATGCAATGTAAATGAAAAGGATTATTTTCAGAAATTAGGAGTTCATCACATTGATTATGATAAATATAATTGTAATGAACATAATCTTATAACCTTGTGCAGAAGTTGTAATGCTAAGGTAAATAAAAATCGTAATTATTGGTCAAATTATTTTAAAGAGAAGCTTCAGAGACTATAATCGGAAAATCTAAACAAGTAATGTTGTAGATTGTGGGATAGTCCGTTCTCTATGGAGACATAGAGAGATATGCAGAAATGACATATCCGCCTCAAAAAGAGGTAGTAACAATAAAGTTAAAACACAGGAAATGCAATACAGAGCTAGTATGATGTTTGACCACGGTGTAAAGGATTATCGTGGATGGTTATTCAGTGATGGATCTGGTAGCTAGAATAATATCTAATAAATGATGTCAAATTAACTTATGAAAAAGAAAATTATTGCAAGTAAACAAGTCAATTTTCCTATTGCTGGCGTAATCGCTGGAATAGTAGTTGGTATGTTTCTTGTGGGTGTAGTAGTTGCAGCCGATGCGGGATTTTCTTGGAGTAATGTAGAAAAGTTGGTGGCAGAGAAGCTGTATGGTGAAGTTCAAGGTGATACTTCATTAGGTGATACAGGAGAATCTGGTGGAGACAGAAATGTCACTGGACTATACGATTTAACTCTAAAGGATAGCGATAGCTCTGAAGATACCTTTTGGTTATCTAATAGAGTATTCCGTGGAACAATCGGTACAGCATCTTCTACATTCTTGTCAATTCAGAATACCTCTGGTAATGACTGGCTAGTGGATAGATTTACACTGAAGTTAGATGCAACAGCTTCGGGGACATTGAGATTGTCTTGTGGAACATCCACAATTGCATTTCATACAACAAATGGTATTCACGGGGCTTTAAACACAGACCCAGAGGCGTTGTTTGGTAAGTATATTGCAACAAGTACAGCAAGTGGCGTATATTCAAGTTCAACATTTACTAATGCTGGACAAAATGTCGCAGTAGAACTTGTAAGAAATAATGAGTACGTGTTATGTGGTTTATGGAGTGGAGATGCAGACGGTGGAAATTCAATTCTATCTACAACCTCAACAGCAAGTCGTGGTTTCAGTGCTTCCTCTTGGTACACACTTGAAGTATTAGAATACGCAACCTCAACATAGAATTAGCTTTTTAATTCTTAATTCCGCACATAAAATAAAATTATGTGCGGTGACTAGGAATAAAATAGATGCCCATCTAATATGTTAGTAAGCAAAAGTTTAATCGTTACACATCGTAGTGCAAGAACTGCGGTAGATGGAGCTGTAGGTTCTGCAGATATCCCATCTGCTTGGGGAGATGCTCCAGCAGCACTCACAGTAATGGCAAGTAAGCAAATACTAAGAATATATCCATCATATACTGGAACAATTACAAAATTTGCAATTCAAATTTTGGTTAGAATTGGTTCTACTATTTATGTTGGTGCAGAATTTGTAGTATCAGCTGATTTTAAGGAAACAATTGATTTTGTTGAAGGTTTTGAAGGAGAAGATGAAATTTGGATAAAGATTTCACAACTAGAAGGAACTTCTCCTGTTTTAACTCTGTCTATATGTGGAATAAATAAATGAGAAAATGTTTAAAAAAAAATATAAACAAACAAAAGAACACAAAAGAAAAATTAGCGAGGCTCATAAAGGAAAAAAATTAACTCAAGAATGGAAAGAAAAAATAAGTAAGGCAAATTTTAAGAGATTTGCAGACCCAAAAGAAAGAGAAAAATTAAGTGTAGCCCATAAAGGAAAGAAATTTACAGAAGAAACTAAAAGAAAGATGAGTGAAGCGATGAAAGGAGGTAATAAAACAAGTTTTAAAAAAGGACACCTCCCTTGGAATACGGGAAAAAAAAGAGGAGCAATGAGTGAAGAAACAAAAAGAAAAATAAGTAAAGCAAATAAAGGAAAAATCCTTTCAAGTAGAGGGCAAAAAAGAAAACCTTGCCCTGAAGAAATAAAAAGAAAAATAAGTATAGCTCAAAAAGGAAAACCAAGACCCCAAATATCTGGTAAAAATCATCCTAATTGGTTAGGTGGAATATCTTTTGAACCATATTCTTGTG